CACGGTGTGGTGTTTGACGAACTTCACACCCAACCGAACAGAAAACTCTACGATGTTATGACCAAAGGCAGTGGTGATGCAAGAATGCAGCCACTGTATTTCCTTATAACCACTGCTGGGGATAATCAGAACAGCATTTGCTGGGAGGTACATCAGAAGGCTTTGGATATTATAGATGGAAGAAAAAATGACCCGACCTTCTACCCTGTAATATATGGTGCTGCTTTAGAGGATGACTGGACTGATCCAAAGGTGTGGAAGAAAGCAAACCCATCGCTGGGAATCACGGTCAGCATGGATAAAGTTAAAGCTGCCTTTGAATCAGCAAGACAGAATCCTGCTGAAGAGAACAGTTTTAGGCAACTTAGGCTCAATCAATGGGTCAAACAGGCAGTGCGGTGGATGCCTATGGAAAAATGGGATGCCTGTGCATTTGCCGTTAACCCGGAATCACTGCATGGGCGAGTTTGCTACGGAGGTCTTGACCTATCGAGCAGTACAGATATTACGGCTTTCGTGCTGGTCTTTCCGCCATTGGATGAGGACGATAAATACACTGTTATGCCGTTCTTCTGGATACCGGAGGATAACATTGATTTACGTGTTCGGCGTGACCATGTAAATTACGATGTATGGAAAAAGCAAGGGTTTCTTAAAACCACGGAAGGCAATGTGGTGCATTACGGTTTCATTGAAACTTTTATTGAGGAACTTGGTACAAAATATAACATTAGAGAAATTGCCTTCGACCGATGGGGTGCTGTGCAAATGACACAGAATCTTGAAAACCTTGGTTTCACTGTAGTTCCGTTCGGTCAAGGTTTTAAAGATATGTCTCCGCCGACCAAAGAACTGATGAAACTAACCTTGGAACAAAAGATTGCCCACGGTGGGCATCCAATTCTTCGATGGATGATGGATAACATCTATATAAGAACTGATCCTGCTGGTAATATCAAGGCAGACAAGGAAAAATCAACTGAGAAAATTGACGGTGCTGTAGCAACTATTATGGCACTCGACCGTGCAATTCGTTGTGGCGGAGGTACGGGTTCTTCTGTTTATGATGAAAGGGGTTTATTAATATTTTGATTTGCAGCCATCCTTTGATTCTTTAAAATCATACGCCGGCTGCACTTTTCCATGCTATAATTAAGGAAAGGTGGAGGTGTAAAAGATGGAAAAAGAACATAGGAGCATTGAAAAAATTAATGATGATATAAAATCTGCGGGTCAGTCCTTTTTAGGATTAAACATGGCTGATTTGTTAACAAGGATTAAAGAACTTGATGATAAGATACTAAAAAGCAAGTTAATAGATGAATACCATTCAAACCAACACGGGTATTACGATAAAGACACAGGTGGCACAAGAACAAGGGTGAATTCAGCTATCCGAATTATAAAATCAGAAAAAGTATTATACGCTTTAGAGCAAATAGACGGGTCGGACCCAAGAGTTCTACCGGAAGCAGTTGCTAAGGCAAAAGAAACAGTAGCAAAAATTAAGACGGGAGAACTAAAGCTGCCTAATCTTAATTAATAAGACACATAAGAGCATCTATTGCTGAATAGGTGCTTTTTTCATGCCCATTTTTAAGGAGAGTGATGTCAATGGGAATATTACAAGGAATATTTAAGGCTCGTGATAAGCCTAAGGATAGTCTGAGCGGTAGTCGGTACAGTTTCTTTTTCGGAGGAACTACTGCTGGAAAACCTGTTAATGAAAATACGGCAATGCAGATGACGGCGGTCTACTCATGCGTTAGAATACTGGCTGAAACATTAGCCGGACTACCGCTTCATGTTTATAAATACAACGATAGTGGTGGCAAAGAGAAACATTTACAACATCCGTTATATAGATTGCTCCACGATGAGCCAAATCCAGAGATGACTTCCTTCACGTTCCGAGAAACGCTGATGAGTCATCTTTTATTATGGGGCAATGCTTATGCACAGATTATCCGAAATGCCCGTGGTGAGGTTATTGCTCTCTATCCGCTTATGCCAAACAAAATGACAGTCGACCGTGACAAAAACGGACGGCTTTTTTATTTGTACCAGCGAAGTGTAGATGACGCACCCACTCTTGGAAAAGACAGCCTGGTCTATCTCGACCCATCCGATGTGCTCCATATCCCTGGCTTGGGTTTTGATGGATTAGTGGGATACTCACCGATTGCTATGGCCAAAAACGCCATTGGATTGGCAATGGCTACGGAAGAATATGGTGCGAAGTTCTTCGCTAATGGTGCAGCACCCGGTGGTGTGTTGGAACATCCAGGTACAATCAAGGACCCACAAAAAGTAAAAGACAGCTGGAACGCCGCCTATCAAGGTTCAACTAACTCCCATAGGGTGGCAGTGCTGGAAGAGGGCATGAAATATCAGCAAATAGGTATACCTCCCGAGCAAGCACAGTTTCTTGAAACACGGAAATTTCAGATTAATGAAATTGCCCGTATTTTTAGAGTGCCACCACATATGTTGGCTGACCTTGAGAAAAGTAGCTTTTCAAATATTGAGCAGCAGTCTTTAGAGTTTGTGAAATATACACTTGACCCATGGGTAGTTCGTTGGGAACAGAATATGTTCCGTTCTCTTCTCATGGCAAGTGAAAAACCTACGGTCTTCATCAAATTTAATGTGGACGGTCTGCTTCGAGGAGATTATGTAAGCCGTATGAGTGGCTACGCAACTGCCCGACAAAACGGCTGGATGAGTGCGAATGACATCAGAGAGCTTGAGAACCTTGACCGTATACCAGTGGAACTTGGAGGTGATCTTTACCTCATTAATGGAGCTATGACCAAATTACAGGACGCTGGTGCGTTCGCAAATACAACAAGATTGGAGGAAACCAAATTAAGAAATTTTGGAACTGGGTGAAGGATGAAAAATCCGACACCCGAACGCTCTACCTCGACGGCGTGATTGCCGAGGAATCATGGTTTGATGATGATGTCACCCCTAAGGCTTTCAAAGCAGATTTGTTTGCTGGTGAGGGTGACATTGTTATTTGGCTGAATTCACCGGGTGGTGATTGCATTGCAGCAAGCCAGATTTACACCATGCTTATGGACTACAAAGGCAAAGTGACCATCAAAATTGACGGCATTGCAGCATCTGCCGCCTCCGTAATCGCTATGGCAGGAACAACTGTGTTTATGGCACCTACTGCACTGATGATGGTGCATAACCCCTTGACCGTAGCAATCGGTGACAGCGAAGAGATGCAAAAAGCTATAGCCATGCTTTCAGAGGTAAAGGAAAGTATCATCAATGCAATCACTTCTTATGAGATACAATATAGTGACTCAGTAGATAACAGTAACTGGGGTGCTTGGACGGCTCTGACGATTGTGAACACTTCTGCAACAAGCAGCATCTTAAGCGTCAGCCCACCAACTACGCGCGGAAATTATCGTCGATTCAGAGTAAGAACGCGAGGAACAGCCGGAGAAAGTTTCTATTCTGACTGGACGATATCTAGCAACAATGTCCGTAGAAATACATTGCCGATACCACCGACAACCTTTACTGCTTCTCCTCCGATATATGAGGTCACAAAAATAGCACTTTCTTGGAGCGGAACAATACCTGGAACCAGTGCTATTAAGCAGTATGTTATTCAACAGGCAACATCTACAGACGGAGTAAATTGGTCGGCATATGAAGCACTGACTATTATCGTTTCAAGCGCTACTTCTGGTATCCTCGAGGTGAATGGTTCACAGATAGCTGGTATGTATACTCGTTATCGTATCAGTGTAACTGATACATTGGATGCAGTCTCTGCTTATGTAGTCAGCAGCACAGTAAAGAAAAATAGTCCGCCTGCCTCACCGACAATCTTCTGCCCGATATCTGGTAAGTTTACTTATAACACTACACCGCGTTTTATGATTATAACGGGCATAGAACCGGATGGTCAGACACAAATAGTGGAGGTCAAGATTGATTCTGGTCCATGGCATAACAGTGTGGATAATCCGGAGAGATTCTCCACGAGTGGTTATCTCGGTAACGGTATTAAGACAGTTTACCAAGCGGAATCTCTTTCTGTAGGAAATCATACGGCTACCTTCCGTTGCCTTGATAGTGATATCGAGTCAGCAAGCACAGAAGTTGTTCGTACCTTCACGGTATTGGAATTACCTTTTGAAACCATCACTGTTAATGTGACACATGTAAAGGCAACACATATTCAGACGCTCAGAACCGCTGTAAATAGAGTGCGTAGCTATTACAATCTTTCCCCCGTAACTTGGAAAGAGGAGATCATTGCGGGAAAGACCACTATTAAGAATTGGCCGTCCCACATTACTGAAATTCGTAAAGCTATTGATATTGCTATTGCGGTAATAAATGATTTTGACTCTTCAACGACATTCGACATACCAGCCTTTACATGGCTACCTATTGGAATGGGGCGGCCAAAGGCAGATGTCATGGAACAAATACACAATCTTCTTCTGATGTTATAAGGGTTGATAAAATACAATTCAGCGCTCTTGCGATTTGCAGGGGCGCTTTTCAATACACAAATTCAACTTAACGGAGGTGTTTTTAATGAAAGAAATATGGAACTGGGTACAGTTAGCCTTTGCAGCTGTTGGTGGATTTCTCGGATGGTTTCTCGGTGGCTATGACGGTTTTCTCTATGCACTGATAGCTTTTGTTGTTATAGATTATCTGACAGGTGTTCTATGTGCAATTATTGATAAAAAGCTGTCTAGTGAAATTGGGGCTAAAGGGATTTTCAAAAAGGTACTTATCTTTGTGATGGTGGGTGTTGCTCATATTCTTGACACACAGATAATAGGTAGTGCTGGTGAAAGTGGTGGTGTACTTCGCACGGCAGTAATCTTCTTCTATCTAAGTAATGAAGGTGTGTCCATTTTAGAAAATGCCGGCCATATCGGACTACCCATCCCAGAAAAATTAAAAGAGGTACTAAAACAGCTACATGGGCGTAATGACGAGCCTCCTAAGACAGGTGATGGAATATGATTGATTTAACAAAAGCAGCAACCGTGTTCATTGGCCGACGCGGGGAACACTACTTTCGTCACCTTGAGTTTGACGTTTCCAGTTTATTGGATGGCACTTATCCAGGAGTAGCTCTTAATGCTATATACAAAAGACCAGATGGCATTGCTTATCCGGTGGTTACTACCTATGCTGAAAGCATTCTAACATGGTCTCCCAGTGCAACGGACACACAGCTCG